GTTGATTTTAAGTAGTTATGTCCTAACGCACTTTGTATATCTACAGTATTTGTACCTCTTAAAACTAAACCACCTGTGCCATTATCAACAACATAACTATTAGAGCCATCATGATAAATTTGTAAATCATCTCCTGCTCCTAATAAAATTTTAGTGTTATCTGCAAGATTTATGTCTGCAGAGCTGTTAAGAAATACAGCCTTACTTGCAGGTAGTGTACAAAATACATCTTTAGTTCCTGCAGAAAAGTTTACTGCGGAGTCAGAATTAGAACTGCTGATAATCGTAGTTCTTGATAATGTGTCGGGAGAAGAATCTGATACTGTGCCGAGTCCTACTTCAAACTCATCTGCTGTTTGATGTACTATCGCATAATAAGTGGTGTTAGTATTACCTATACCTGCTACAAAAGTTTCAAAACCAGTTTCGGCTCCAGCTAGATTAACTGTGCCTGTACCAGTAGTGGTTGTGGTTTCTTTTACCCTATCGTTGAGGACAAGAGCCATGCTCTCCCCCTACGCTATTCGGATAATAGCTGTGCTTGCTGCTGCTGCAGGAAAAACTATAGTAAAATCACCAGCTGTGGAAGTTTTATCTCCACCAAAATCTATAGTAGCTACAGATTTGTTAGAATCACTGCTATTGTAAATTAGACAACCTCTGGCTGTCACTGTAGCTGTTCCAAAAGTTAAATCAGCGAAATCAGTAATAGCAGTTGTACCATCAAGTGAAGGGTCCACTCTTGTTAAAGTTCCGCCTCCAGCAGTATAGTTAGTTCCAGTTGCTTGGTTAGTTGTTGCATACGCAGTTGTAGTTGCTCCCATAGTGGCTGAGCTAGTGTATAAAGCTAGTTTAAAAGTATCACCACCAGAGTTCTTAAAATTATGAACTGCCTCTAGCAATTCTTTTTTAAAACTGCTTGTTAATGTAGATGTAATTGCCATTATTTTAACTCCGTTAATATCTTAGCTAAATCTTTATGTCCTTGCTGTTCTAGTAAATTACGCATAGTGCATCTTTCACTATTGATTCCAGCTTTTATATAATAAAGTATTGTGTTGTAAATAGCTACCTTAAAAGCCTCAGCCTGTTGTTTGACATGACCTTCTGCGTTTTCAGAAATACCACATATCCTTTCAGTTGCTCTTTCTGCCCAATACTCAGGTGGGTGTCCTCTATATTGTTGTGTCTCTACAGTGATACCACCTAAATTACTTACTGTTTCTATTTCTATCATTAATACCTCTTCGCTTCTGGTACCTCAAGTATTGTTCCTACTTCTCTAACTTTTTGTAATTGTAGTTCTTTTTGTAGGGCTTCATACTCACTGACCTTCATAGTTTTAAACCCTTGACCTTGTGAGTGACCAACTACTATAGGATCATCAAGTCTGTGATAACCATACAGTTTTTCGCTCAAAGGTTTATCTGTATCTAATAAACTAGATCTTGGTGCTATCTTTACATCGATACCAGCACTTATACATTTTGAAAGCCAAAACTCAACACAAGCCTTACCTTCTTCTGCGAAATGTAAATTACCTTTATAGGTAAAATCAATACCAAATAGATTGATTGCTTTTACTTTTTGGTACATTGCGTAAGCTATTGCGTAAGGGATAGTATTATTAAAATACGCACAATCTGTAGCTTCTACTACATCTGTTAAAGGATAAAGGACTGCTCCAGGAACTCTGTCATCTAATTCACAGGTGTAAATAGGTCCAGGATGGGTAGGTAGCATCTTTCTCATTATGCCTGTCTGTGTCCCTGCATCGTCCGTATCGAGGAACCTTGATGCTGGATCAAGCATAAATACTCTATCTACTTCCTTAATTATACCTGCCATAGCATTTATTGCCCATACTTCATCGTATTTATTGCTGTGTATGAGTGATAAATGAAAGTCTAATTGACTTTCACCCATGGCGACTATTGCTATTTCCTTCCCCTCTAACCCTGTAGTTTGCATTTTATATTCTTTGTTTTGCTACCTTCCCTGATCTATACTCGTCAGTGACTGCTTCTGCTTCACCTAAGTTTTTCAAAAGAGTTATAGCTTCTGCAAACTTGGCTTGATATAAAGCTGTTTCTGTTTCATTTTTTAAATACGTTGATGCTTCTACTAAACTACCAAAAAGTAATGAATTAGGTGCATTTTCAGACAACCAAGTTGTGCCACTATCACTACCTGCTGTTAATGACGCTGGTCTATAGAAATAATGTACTTCTGCTGTGTAATTAGAATCAGGTGTTGGAGCCAACATAAATGTGTTTTGATCAAAGTCTGCGTAATACTTAGGTGTTCCTGTGGTTGCTGCAGCTGGTGTGTAATCTCTTATAAAAGAAACATCTTTTAATTTTAAAAAATTATAATTATTGCTACCATCTATTACAGCTACGCTAAATGGTGCTAAAAAATCTGTAGGTTTAGTTAAATAAGTATTAGAGGCTGTGAGCGTACCTGTGACATTTTTTCTAAAAACGTCAAGTTGAACAGCTTTTAGTATTCTTTCTTCTGCTGTTTTAATAAAATCAGGTAGGTGAGTCACAAAAGTTGTTTCACTTGACTCTGCATAATCTTGTATTGCTGTTTTGAGTGTAGAAAGTGTGAAGCTCATGGGAAAATTATATCACAAGATTAACTAATAACAACGCTTACTTCCCCAAGACTTCCTGTAAGTTTTTTCATATCAAACTCTGAACCTATGGGATCATTATTAGCTAAGCCGTTAAGGGCTATGCCACTCACACCTTGAGAGTCTACTGGGTTGCTTGAAAAAACTCTACCCAATCCTGTGGTTGGAGCACTTTCTGTTGGTCTAGCTTCTCTTAACGCTTCTGGGTCAATAACGTGCCTGATTGGTTCAAGTTGTGGGTGTTTTACTTCATAACATGTAGGACATGTTTTTAATCCATTCCACTCAGTTTTTAAGTCAGGGTAATCATATACAAAACCACATCTATCACATTGTGCTTTTGAAAATTTACCACTTGCGTAAGCCATTAGTAATTGCTCCTAGTAGGAGTAAGCATCACAGAAGCTCTGTTCCTATCCTCCTCTGATGCTAATTTAAAATCTTGTTCGTATTGTGCTTTTAATAAAGTTGCTTTTTCTGGGTTTTTCTTTAGTGCTATATAATAAGCTAACCCACTTGCCATACAAGGCATAAATCTAGAAGGTACTTCTGGATCTTGAGCTGATGCTGAAACATCATCTATTCTTTGTATTCTGTAAGAAACAAATTTATATGTTGCTGCACTATCTGGTGTTGGCCAAACCTTTAATACAGGTGTTGTTTGTCTATCAATAAAATACTGTGTAGGTCTTCCTGTACTAGCTTTATTAGGTATGTTAAGATATTCTGTCCTACCTATATTGGTTATCTGTAGGTCTGTTTGTGTGCCGTTTGAGGCTACTTGACGTATGACAGCAGAAACTATATCTAAATCATAAGAATTTAGAGTATAACTTGAAGTTCCCGATACTAAATCTAAACTGACTTGTTCAATAGTCCAAAGGTTTACACCTCTGTTTGACCAATCAGCAAACATAATGTTGAGAGATCTTCTCGCAGTTTCTGCGTCATAACCTGTTTTGACTTCTAGTCCTGCTAACTCATATGCCTCTTCTATAGCATCTGCTATACTGAGGGAAAAAGTTTTAGTTCCAGATGTTGCCATATTTAGCTATATGATTTTATACAATGTAAAACAATCATATATGAATCACCACTACTTGCTCCAGTTGTGGTTAGGTTTATATCACCTGTTTTACCACTACCAGAAGTATTTTGTAATCCACCAAAAGGGCTAAAGTCTAAAACACCATCGGCACTTGGATTGAGCTCCATGCAGAGAGTATCTGTAGTAGCGTCCCACAGTAATCCTATTTTAGTAAAACCTAAAATACTGTAATACACTCTAAATAATTTTACTCCTGTACATGCAGCTCCATCACTTTTCCTAGCTGTAAGTCCACTTACATCTACTTTAGTCACAGCACTCTCACCAGTGCTATCACTAACATTGGTAAGTTGTACTATAAAGTCTTTATCACCATCTAAGATGGTTGTTGATGATACGGTATCAGCCATGGTTTACTCCTATTATGCGTCAGCGAATGGAGTGACTAAAGTTCCTGAACCTAAAGTAATACCTTCAACGGCATACTTGGCAGAAGCTATAGCTGTCACTGTTATTATACTTCCAGCTAATCCACCTTTAGTAGAACCATTTAAAGTAATAACATCATTAGATGCTCCAGAGATAAAAGTTTTACCTGTAGCATTATTTACACCTGTGTATAAACCACCTACAAACTTATCTGTACCATCTGTTAAGACGTCCATATCAGTTGCTGCAGTGACTACGACAAAAGTAAATGTAGCCCCTAAATTATTTAATTGATTAGGGTCATCATCTGCTCCTGGAGCAGTAGCTACGATACTTGGTAAAGTAAATTTACCGTCAGCATCATTACAAAGTAAAACTTTGCCTGCGTGTGAATCTACAGTTAAAGTAGTGTCAGCTGTTAAACTAACAACATTAGCATTACCTGCAGATATAAAACCAGCAAGAGATCTTACTGGACCTGAGAATGTTGATTTTGCCATAATTTCCCTCCTTAGGAAATATGTTCTATAGTCTCGGCTTGTCTGCTAGGTCAGTCTATAGAACAAGTTAATAACCTAGATACAAGAATTCTATACTGTTTTTTGACCAAAAGAAAGGGAAGCCGAAGCTTCCCTAACTTTTATCATGGAGATATGATATTAAGATTATGCTCCTGGGGAACCGTACATTCCTCTCCAGTCACTAAATCCGAAAGAATATCTTTCTCTAGCTTTGTATCGAACATTACCAGTTTCAAAATCACCTTCCATTCCAGTAGTCATTGCAGCTCTTTCGAAGTGCTTCATACCGTTAGGAGAGTCAGTTTTGATAAAGAATGCGTCAGCATCTGTTAAGTAATGGTTCACTACATAACCCTCAGGCAACATACCCATGTTTCTCAATGAGTTAATGTCATTGTCAGAAGTACCTACTCTACCAGGAGAGTTTAATATTCTGTCAGCAACAAACTGTAATTGAGGAGGTATGATTAACTTTCTAGCTTGAACGTTGACTTTAATGCCTCTTTCATCTTTAAAAGCAGCAATATCAATCATCGCATTTTCTAGCGAAGTTTCATTCAGGTCAGCAGCTGTGCTTGGTTCATTAGACTGATCTCCTGCACTTAGTGTAGGGTGGTCAGTAGTTAATAATGGTTTTCCGTCTCCTCCTGGGAAGGAAGTTGAGAAAGCATTATTAAGAACATTCGCAGCTTTAACTTGTTTAGTAGTCGCCATTGAACGTGCTAAAGCCTTAGTGTATCTTGAAGAAAGAGTATCGTAGAGATTATCTTCGATTGCTTCTTCTGTCAACGCAAAAGCTAATGCAACAGTTTCGTGAGAGTACCTAGAAGTGAAAGTTTCTTGTGCTGTGTCGTATGTCACTGCTGCACCTTCTCCTTTAGTTGGAGCTTGTGCGAAACCAGATAACATTACTTCCTCTTCGAAAGCTCTTTCCGAAGTTTCAGTATCGAAAATTTCAGCATGTTCATTTTCAAATCTGTTATACTCTAAACCAAAAAGTGCATTCAGTCCAGGTTCGAGTTCTTTTACTAATTGAGCTCTATTGATAGCCATCTATATCACCTTTTAGTCATTACCGAACGTTGAAGCTGGGAACGTAAAATACCCTCTAGCGTATTGACCAATTGAGTTGTCAGGTCTTTCGACGAAACCAACTTGTTTAGCAATACCACTAGCAGTAGTAGTAGTCACACCTTCTTTCGAACGGTTGTTGTTAGTATCACCTGCAGTTGTAGAGATAGTATGTACTTTCCCTATATCAGCTTGAGTTGGAGTACCAGTGTACTGTGCCTCATATGCGATATCAGGGTCAGCATATACATATGCTTTAGCGTCTGCAGAACCTTGTGTAGCTGTAGCCGATGGCCATTTTCTAGAGAAAACTATTTCGCCATTGGTAGCTGTATACTCTACACCATAAAATACACCGAGAGGAGCATCAGTAGCCCCACCTTGAAGAACGTATCCAGAAGCAAGTTTAACAACGTCACCAGCGAAGATGTCGCCAGTTGCACCACTTTGGATAGCAAACTCAGATGGTCTGATAGTTCCCCCAGACATATGATATGCTGGAGTAAATCCGTTAGGATCGTTTACATTTGCCATTTTTCACCTTTAATAAGCAAAAATTAAAATTACAGTAATAAAGAATTAATCTTCTTTATTACCACTTCCAAAGGTAATTCTGGTTTGTCTATTGGGTTTTTCAATAGGCATCACAGGATTACTTTCTCGCATTAAATTATGGTCAACAGCATTCATTTGATCAGCAGACATATTTTCATAATACTGCCTTCTTTGATTCACTGTTTCCACAGGTATTTTAGCGAGTATAAGCCCACCAACACCGATAACACCAGCATGTCTACCATCTTCTACAGTTGGAGCTTCAAACTCAGGGTGATCTTCTGCTCTCACAGGTTCAAACCCTTCACGAATACGTTTAGACATATTCGCTTTGTCTTCTTGTCCTACCATAGATTCACGTATCCATCTGTATACATATCCATCAGGTGGCTCAGGTGCGTCTAATAAAGACGGAGGTCGCCATGGTTTCGCACGAGTTGTTTTTTCTCGTGACTCTGCAGCTCTTGGAGTTCTAGCTGATTTGGTATTTTCTTCCATTTTTACTCCTACGTTTTCACGTGTTTAGCGTATTCTTCGGGTGACACACCAAGTCTCTTCGCTATTGAGAGTTGGCTCGGTGTCAAACGAACGGTGCGTGCTTTTTTGGTTGACCTTGCCCCCTTGGAAGACACGGCTACTACATCCTGCACGTTCTTTTGTGGCGCACTACCATCAAATTTATGAGGAAATGCATCTACAATTCTTTTATCTAACTCTGCGTAATAATCGTCAGAGGTAGGGTCAAAACCTTCATCTCTAATAAGTTGGTTATGAAAGGCAAAGGCTGTGCTAGTCATAGCTACGTCTTTACCAAACCACTCATTTTTATCTGCCCAAGCAACTGCTTTAGGGTCAGGTTCTGGAGTTTGTTGAGTAGAAGGTATTTCAGTATTTTCAAAACTTTCAACTTGTACTTCTTTCTCTGTTTCGTCCTTTGTTGGTTTTACCCTATTTAAACTTTCTTGCTCTACTGACAAAGTAGCTAATGACTTTTGAGCTTCAATGATTGCCTCTGAATCATTCATCTCATAAGCCTGTTTTAGCTTATTTTCTGCAGCTGTAAGTTCAGAACTTACTCGAGCACTGTATTCATCATATAGGTTTTTATCTTGAAGCGAAAGTTTTTCTTTAGTAGAGTTCAACTCACCTTGAACATTTTGTGCATATTCAATGGCAGCTTTTTCTCTCCTTTCTGCTTCCCTAATCTTATAAGTA